TCAAATGTGAAATCACCAGTTCCAAACTGCAATGCCGAATTACTAGCAAGACTTAAATAATCTCCACTACCATCAAAGTAGTTGCTGTAGTAACCAGATTGGTATGGATTAAAGTTATTAGACCGCGCATCACCATTGATGGTGAGGTTGAAATTGTTTGTCGATGCGTCAGTATCAAACGCAGTCACAGTAGGCGTTACACCGCCACCAGAGCCGTTATTAGCGCCAGCAGAGCCGTCACCATGCAACAACATGGTCACGTAGTTGAACTGCGGATCACGCACGAAAGGCCATGTGCTCGTGCCATTGGCTTGCATTTGCTGTTGGAGCGTCCACGCCCCACTTGCCGTCAAGCTAGTTGGCGTATTCGCAGTGGCTGATAGACGACTGCCTTTGTATCGCATCGACATAGGATGCTCCTAATTATGGTGATGTGATTGCTTCAAATGATGCTGTGAAGTTTATCGCATTCGCGGTTCCAACGGTCACACCAACTGACTGATATTGAGTGACGTAGAACGATGTTGTCTTGTCCACAATGATCAGTGAAGAGTTAGCAGGAACGCTGATCTGGTATGCAATGTAGTAGGGTGTACCACTTGCAAAAACAGAGTTGTTCGATACCGCAACGGTCACAGCAACAGCAGAAGCAGTGACGTTAGATGCAACAATGTTGTTGATCTTGTTCACAGTTCCAGAAGCTGGGTTTAGACCAGCCAAAGCCACAGTACCACTTGTGCTTGGGTCAGCATAAGTCCATGTTGCAACGGCTGTTGTAACGGAAGGCGCAATGTACGCCGTGGTTCCGTTGATGACCGTTACGTTAACGATATTAGGATTTGCCATGTCAGTTCCTTAGAAGCCAAAAATCATCGCCATCGCAATGGCTTTACCAGTTGAAATACCACTCGCCGCTGGCGCAGTAGACTGCCAAGTTGTGCCATTAGAGGTCAGCACGTTACCAGCCGTACTAGGTGCAACGACCTGCAAAGCCGACGTTCCATTACCTAACAGCACGTTGTTTGCCGTCAGTGTCGTAGAACCTGTACCACCAGCAGAAACTGGGGTTGTCTTCCACGCAATGACCTGCACAGCACCAGCATTATCTTTGTAGAAGAGCTTACCATCGGTGATGTTAATTGCCAACTCACCAGAAGCAAGATTTCCTGCCGTTGGGGCGTTTGTTGTTGTCGAGCTGTAGTACAGCGAAATTGGGGTGTAGCCTGCTTGTGCCATTAGAATGTGCCTCCTGAGATTCCTGACCATACGGGTACTGAAGAACCCGCCGATGTTAATACTTGACCTGCCGTTCCGTTAGCGATAAAGCCCGTTGCTCCAGCACCTGTTTGATATGCAATTTGACTTGCCGCACCGCCTGCAATATTTGTCGCAGTAGTTGCTGTTGTGGCTGTCGTTGCTGTCGTGGCTGTTGTAGCCGCGCCCACAGTAATCGATGCAGGGTTGGTGTACAGAGGTGCAGTTCCGTTCGATGTAAGGATATACGTCGAAGTTCCTACAGGCAACCTGTCAAGGCTTGTTGTGGTGTTTGCAAACAGCAAGTCACCAACTGCAAATGACGTGATACCAGTGCCACCAACCGTAGGAGCAACAGATCCAGAAGTGATCTGCGAGCCTGCAATTGCAATAGAAACATTGGTAGCCAAAGTCAGTTGACCTTGAGCATTTACAGAGAAGGTGGGAACAGAAGAAGCGCTACCGTAAGAGCCAGAAGTAACCGCTGTGTTGGCGATATTGAACGTGTAGGCTGGTGACTCATTCAGACCTGTACCAGCAGAGTACGTCAAAGGCGCACCAAACTGTTGGAAGACAATCGCTGTCGTTCCCACAGTAATAGGCAGAGGCGTCTGTTGTACCCATGAGGTATTCGCTAAGGTAGAGCCTGCGGTGATCAGAAAGAAGTCACCAGCATCAATCTGGTCTACGCCTGTGCCTGAAGAATCAAAGTCAGTCGCACGAGTCAAGATGTACGGAGCACCAGCAGAACCTGTCTGCGTAACTGTGTACACACCATTGTTAGCCTGCGTGACTTCGTTCTTCACCAAGATACGATTGGTTGCCGCAACCAGTACGCTATCAACACTCAATGCACCATTTGCATTGGCAGTTAAGGTAGCACCAACACCAGACGAGCCGTTGTTGTACGTGTTAGCCGCTAAAGCTGTGGTCGTTGCCAAGCGACATGCTTGGTGGAAGTTAATACCTGAAGCAATTGCATCAGCGTAGGTCTTGTTGACAATGTCATTACCAGTTGTTGGGGCGGTGGTGATCGTTCCAGATGTCATGGTGACATTGGTGAAAGTACCCGCCGCAGGTGTTGTTCCGCCAATCGCTGGAGGACTTGCCAAGTAGTTTGAGAAGCCAACGCCAGAGACTGTAGAACTTGCCGCTAAGGTAGAGAACGATCCAGTCGCACCACTGATAGAACCACCAGTAATTGCCACAGCACTTGCGTCTTGCGTGGACATAGTCCCCAAGCCAGAAACCTGTGTGTTAGTGATTGCAATAGGCGTCTCAGCCAATGCTGTCAATTGACCTTGCGCGTTAACCGTAGCTGTCAGAGTCTTTGTTGCTCCGCCATACGATCCAGCAGTTACAGCCGTGTTAGCAATTGAAATAGTGCCTGTCGAGGTGATCGGGCCACCCGTTAAGCCAGTACCAGTCAGAATAGACGTAACACCAGAACCTGAAGCCAAAGATGTCCAAGCACCGTTCAAATACGCTTCAAGCAACGCAATGGTTGTGTTGTAGCGAAGCGTACCGTTTGTTGGAGCTCCTGCGCGTTCGCCAGTGGTTCCAGAGGGGAGAAGAACGCCAGCGGTGCCGGGCAACTCGGGGTTGCTCGCAATACTGAAGGTTGGGTTACCAGCAGAACCGTTTCCATTGGTAACGTCGATTTGATTGGCTGTACCCGTAAGGTCACGTCCTGAGACGGTAGTTCCACCACCAGTCATGGCAAGCATACCTGTACCAGACAAGTTAGCCACCGATGCGGCAACACCAGTTAACGAGAATGTTGGGTTGCCTGATACACCGTTACCGTCAGCAACGGTTAAACCCGCTCCAGACGTCGATAAGGTGCGTCCTGTAACCGAGCCACCAGACTTGGCAATAATCCCGTCAGAAGACGTTTCAAGGCTTCCTGAGACCCCATTCAAGGTTATCTGAAGGGTAGATTGGGCTCCACCATCAACCAAGCCAACACCAGTACCACTAGACAGCGCTCGACTGTTAGCCAGTGTAGGCTCTTGGTTCTTCGTAATGAACGTCTGTGTTTGGATGGGAGACCCCGCAAGCGCGGCTGTCGTGGTCTGTACGGTCTGACCGTTTTGAACAATAGGGACTGCTTCTGTACCAGTAATTGCACCAGCGGCAGGTAATTGTGTGATCGTTACTTGTGCGGACATATTATGGGCTCAGTTGGTCAAGGTTACCGTTGTTCTCAGGATCCTGAGTGTTACCTTCGGTCGAGATGATGAAGCTACCACCAGTGATACCGTTTTGGGTAGTGACAATGTTGTTGTCATTGGCGGCAACGCTCACGTCAGGACGTGGGAATCTGATCGTTATTCTCTCAGTTTTTCGGGCTGGCAAACGGTATGGATCTTTTTCATCGGCACAACCCTGACCGCATACCTGCAAACCGGGAAAATTTGGGTCTGGTCTCATCTCGGCGTGGGCACGTTTCATTTTACATCTGTCACAAATTGCAATCGATAAAGTTGCCATTCCTCTGGTGTCAAGAAACACAGGCATGATGCACCTCCAGATTGCTTTTTGTCAAATTTTCTTTAGCTGTTATGACCTGCAAATTCCAAGGAACATGAAATCCTGAAACCATTTCTCCGCGCAAAGGAACAATGTGATCCACATGATAATCAAGACCGACAAAACGCAACGCAGAGCAATATTTGTAAATGCATTGCAACTCGAACAATTGAGCGTCATTCAGCCATGATGGCGTTCTATGAGCTTTAGAAGCGCGTCTCCTGACGACACGTTCGCGTTCTACGTGAGGATTTGCATCCCTCCACTTTTTTGTTCTTGCATTGAACTTTTCCAAGTTCTTGGCTTGATGTCTCTTGTCCTTGAGTGCTTTCTTTTCTGGGTTCTCTTTGGCCCAGAGTCTTCGCTTTTCTCGCGTACAAGCACAACAAGACCTATCAGACTTTAATCTCTCATCAATGTGACCTTTTGAGCAAGGCTTACCCGTGAAATACCGAACTAATCCGGCATCTCTTGCTTGCTGTAGCGTCACTATTGGCTTCATCTTGTGTAAACTGAAATATTCGGGCTGAAGTAGATCGGAGACTTGTGC